TCGTTGCCGACTTCGATGCAGCCATGCGCTTGCAGGTGTTCCCTGTGGCGGCTGCGGCTCGTAATCATTGAGCCGTCAATCATTGACTGATAAGGCTGAATGTCCGGCATCACATGATGCACAGCAGTCGGTTGGTACTCGCCAACTTCTATCGCCTCACCGTCAACGTAAACCCAACGTTTTCTCATAAGAGTAGAAGAATTTCCTCGTCATCGTTTTCAACGTGCTGATGCCATATCTGTTCAGCATTCTTAAGATCGGCAATCAATTTATCAAAATTAAGATTACTTGTCAAAATCTGTTGTTTGGTTATGTAATTCAACGGCTCGACAACTTCGGGGATATCTTCCTTGCCCTCAACAATTCTTTCATACAGGGCGAGAACTTCCCGACGACGTTCTTCCCTTACCGCTTTTTCTCTTGCAAAGCGATCTTTCAGCTTGTCGCCATCATGGGTATCAAGGTCGATCAGCGTGGGAACGTAATCCCACGTTGCTTCGTCCCATGTACCGGTGTCCCAACCCCCGTTCATGTTGCGATTTCAACTCCCACCGCTTTACCATCAGGCCCACGGATAATGCGTTTCGGTGCAGCCATGACATTCAGCAAGTTGTCAATCTTGCCCGCAGTCTGATCGTGCAGCATCGCCATATCCTGCTGCAACTTCTCGACGTTTTGCAATGCCATCTGCACGCCGTTACCTAGCTCGGCAGTCATGCGCTCAGCGGATGCGTTTGCAGCCTCAACTAGCGGGATATCCACGCCAGGGTTAGCCCCAATCCTAGCCACGGTAACTTTTGTTGCTGCATCAAGCTCAGTTTTCCACCGGTTGTACTGTTCTTCCATCTCGGCTTTCTGACGGTCAAACTCCAGTTTCTGCGCGTCCATTTGCGCCCGCATCTGCTCGACTTCAACTTCGCGCTGCGTCTTAGCTTGCTCAAGCTGCAACTTTGCTTGATCCATTTGCATCTGCGCTTGCAACTTTGCTTGCTCAATCTGCATCTGTGCTTGCATCTTGGCCTGTTCAAGCTGTCCGTCTGCCTGCATCTTGCCTTGCGCCATCTGCTGTTCTGCTTGCATCTTCAGCATTTCGGGATTCGGTTGCGGTTCGACCGGAGGCTTGTTGACTAGCTTGTTGATCGACTGATCAATCGCGCCCTCGATCTGCCTTGCACCCTTAAACGCACCCACGCCAAACTTGAGCAGTTCGCCAATCATCGGGATCATTTCGGGTACTTTCTCACCTAACGGCAATGCTTCGCGCAAGAACGAGCCAAACGCTTGCAGAAACTCGCCGCGCTCTTGCTTCATCTTCTGTTCGTCAAGCTGAACGAGGGAGTCAGCGGCCACTTCAATGCGGAAGTTCCGCAAAGGCTTGTCTTTCAGCAACGCAAGAGCTTGGGGGATCAACTGCTGATCTTCGGGCTGCAACTGATCCGCTGCCGCATATTGCAGAATCGTCTCGGGCTGGAACTTGGTGCAAATAACCTGCGCCTTTAGCCTGAGAAGCCCCGTAGCGAACAGCGCCACATCCTCCTGCATTGAGCGCAGCCGAATCGAGGCGTATTGCCCTTTAATCTGCTGTGCTGTAGCTGTCTCAGACGCAAACGACGATCCTCGGATAATGTCCGAAAGACCCGTGATCTCATAGATTTGGTTCTTGATCTCAGTCCGCGCCTGATAGCATTGGATCAGCGTCTGAGCAATCATGTCAATGGGCAGAAAGTCAATCGCGCCTTTCAAGCCACCTTTCTCGCCAAACGCCAGCCAAGTGTCAACAGGCAGTAGAGCGTTGTTCTCGCCCTCAGTCATCAGTCGCTGCAAAGCGGGCTGTGACGCGTCATACACACCCCTAACGCGCAAAGCCTTGACGAGTCCATCTATCCTATCGGACAAGATATCAAGCTCGTTAGCCTGGTCTTGGTACAGCACAAAGTCAGCCACCGGCACAAGGGTGTCGCTCGTCATCGTGGCGTAAAGCGGACGCGGGCAGGGGAAGAATCCTTCTAACTCTAGCGGGTCGTCGCGCTCGTCAATGATATTAGGCATCGACTTGCTGAACCAGTAGACCTTACCCGTTTCCTTGTCCCAGTATTCACAAATCTTTGCGCGAGTGTGTTCCTTGGTGCTTTGGCCATATTGCTTGAGGGTGTCCGGGCCTGCATCGAAAGGAATCTTGTTGCCGACTTCCTCGCCAAAACGTTCAATCAGCGCCTCGCGGGTCATGTAAACCCAACGCCAAACAGCGGGTACTTCCTCCCATGTACGCGCTACTGCATGGCCAAAGTCTTTCCAGTGGACATAATCAACAGGAGCGCATTCGTATTCGATCTGCTCCATCGGTTCTTCACCGGCTAGCGCTTGATTTCCAGCTTCCGGCTCGTCTATGTCCTCGGTGACTTCCAGGCCATCCTCGGGCATATCAATCGCTTGAACGTGCGGTTCATAGCGCACCCAAGACGTGCCACGCCCGCCAAGGAAACGATCCTCAACGCAATGCTTCATCGTGCTGCGAAAGTCGGGGTAATGCTCGATCTCAAAGTCCAGCGCACGCTCAATCAGCAAGGAGGCTACCCGTCCCACTTGGTCGTTATCACCGAAACGCCGCGACACATCAGCTTTGGGCAGACGCGCGTAAACAGCAGGGATCAGCGTCTGAACGTTGCTCCATAGGATGTTGAACTTGGCAGTCTCGTTCGTGTTTTGGCTGCGGTTATCATCCCGATAACGCTTGATGATCTTCTGAGCGCGGGCTTCCCACTTCTTAAAGTCACCGTCATAGCTTGCAACGTTGTGCAGCAGCTTTTGCAAGCCTGTGCTTTGCTCTTCGCTCATTTTTTCTTTTCCTTGGCTAACAAGTCAGGTGCTGCTACGCCCATTGCAGCTGCTATTGCGGCGTTTCTACGGAACGGGTCAAAAGCGGCAAATCGGGAACGGATGTTTTCAGGCGGGACAATGTAGCTGATACTTCCTTTGCCCTCAACTTCGTTGTAATAAGGGATGCTTGTGTAACCTTGTTTTTCAAACAACTTTTTACGCAAGTCAGCGTTCATGTCTTGGTAGGTCATCTTCCCACCGTGAATGTCAGAGTAGTTATGGCCGCCTTGTTGACGCAGAAATGCACTTAAATCATCTTCGCCCCAAGCCATTGCATTTTGATTCAGCAACGGTTTGTTACCTAAAATTGTTAGAGGATAAGTTGTGCCTTTTATTTCGTCTGCCGCATAATTTGGATTGCCAATTTTGTAACCAATTGTGTTTTGATACCTTTCCATTGCTGCTTGTGGCGTACCTACATGAGTTCCGACAGCATCAAAAGGCGCAATTGCAAATTTTGCTGAATCTAAAGTTTCAAAATCACCGCCATGCCTTGAAAAATGGACAAAATCTTTTCCATCCATCGCCGCTGCTCGTTGCTCTGCCGTGTTGTTAGGCGGCAATCCTAGACCACCACGCTCCACAGGCAACGCTGCCCGTTCTTGGGCTAGGCGCAATGCTTCATCTTGTGGTGCAGCAAACGTGCGCCCTGCTTGACGCTCCATTAATGTCACAGCTTCTTGTTCGCTGTTGGTCAATGACTTACCTTTAGCAAGTTTTTTCTGTGCGTTTTCATAACGCATTTGCATAGCGGCTTTTTCCGCTTCGCCTTGTTTTTGCATCAATTCTGTCGGCCCTTTAGCCCGCATTTCCATTGCAAGATCAACAAATCTTTGCGTTGATTGCGGATCATCCGAAATTTCATGCACGAATTGGCTTTGAATCGGGCCTTTAGAATGCCCCGAAATCCTTGCAGGGGAAGTGATAAATCGACCTGTTTGCGGGTCAAATACATTGACATAAGCAGATGGCCCTGCTGCGCTGCCTGAGTATTCCGCAGTTGCTTGAAAACCTTGCTTGTTTAGCGTGTTGGATAACTCATCTGCTTTGCTACGAATCAAATCCCTGCCTTTGTTGGGCAATCCTGTTGTATCAATTACTGGCAATGCCATGCCGGTCTTGAACGTGTAGTTCTCAAGTGCTTGCGCTATCTGCGGTGCTGCGGCTTGACTTAGTATCTTTGCGCCCTTCATTGCAGGGCCAGCAAGCGGGATAGCCGAGCCAACAATGTCTAGCCCGAGCATCAGCTTCTCTACATCTTCCTGATTGCGCTTGAAAGCCGGATAACGCTCGTCCATGACGGAAGTAGGCGGCATCATGTTTTCCCGCCCTCGCGCACCTTGACGCGCTAGGTTCGGGTTCATCCTTGCCGGTTGCTGTGCTTGCTGATACTCAAGCGCCGCCGCTAAGCGTTCTTGTTCAGTCACGATTACGCTCCGAGATTGCACTAGCCTTTGCGCGAGCATCCTCTTTACTAGACGCACCCCACGCTTTCAACGCCAATGCCAATCGAGTTGGACTACCATTTTTTTCCATTGGCCCGGGCATATTGCCCATTCGTGCCAAGAATGACGCTCGACGCGGATTGTCGCCTGCCTTGACCGGTGGCTTTAGCGTCCCACCTGTCTCAGCTTTGTACGAAGCTCGCCCCTTGGCGTTCAGACCACCTTGAGGGTTCTTGCCTTCGCTACGCGTCCACGCTGCGCTCATTTGTTTTCCGGTTTCACAGTCCTAGCTGATTCACGGAAATCTTTAGCAGTCGGCGCACCGGGGTCGCCTGGCTTACGCATACGCTCACCCGAACCGGCTTTGATCCGTTCCTGCTTCGCTAGAATGTTGGCGTACAGCCCGGCTTTGTTCATGATGCTGAGAAAATGCCAATAGCCAACACTTCAACACCCGCGCCGGTCGTGATTTTCCACGCTCCATTGCGAGATACCGCATTGATTTCGATATCGTAGCTGTTGATTCCTGTACCTGCGCTTG